CGCTCCTTTAGAAGATGGTGAAACATGAAAGAATATCCTGAAGAAGTAATCAGCACAGGTAAGCCGGGCCGCCGCCCAGGGGCAAAAAACAACGTCAAGATTCCAATCGATTGGGATCGCGTCAAGCGCATGCTGATGGCCCAGTGCCGATCTGAAGACATTGCCGAGGCGTTTGGTGTGAAGCGTGGCACGCTTGAAAAGCGCTGTAAGTCTGATCTTAAAATCGATTGGGTGGACTTCCGCCGCAAGTACCGCACCACGGGCAAAGTGACCGCCCGGGAGAAACTGTACGAGATGGCCTTCATCGACAAAGTGCCAACCGTGGCAACCCTCTGGGCAAAGAACCACCTCGATTGGATGGAAAAACAGAGCAACATGGTGTCTGTTGACCGCACGGACTTTGCCGATCTAGTTGAAGACAGTGAACAGCAACAGCCCGAGTGACCCCTATCCCAACGTCAGAGAGCAGCGCATTAAGCTGTTCAGCCGTTTCAGGGACGACCCACGCCTGTGGATCGAGCGGTGCCTGAAGATTGTCAACAAGAGCGGGAAAGAAGTCCCCTTTAAGCTCAATCAGATTCAGAGCATCTATTACGAAGAACTGAAGCGCAAATACTGGAAGCCCTACACACTGAGCACCGGCAAGACTGTTCACCGCTTTCAGGGCATCCGCGAAGTGAATCTGAAGGCCCGCCAGTTCGGGCTGTCCTCTCTGATCTGTGCGATCCTGCTGCACGACACGTTATTCTTTCCGAGCACCCGCACATGGCTTTTCTGTCAGGACGACGACGCCTCAAAGACCATGCTCGACGAGCGCATCAAGTACTATTTCAACAGCATCAACAGGCAAGACCCGCTGATAGTCCTGCCTGTACCTGACAAGGACAACACCAAAGAACTATCATTTAGCGTGATCTCCAGCAAGATCAGCGCACGCACACCGGGCCAGAGTCAGGCTGTAAGCCGCAAGAAAGGTCGTTCGATCACATTGCGCAACGCCCTGCTATCAGAGCTTGAAGAATGGCCCTACGCTGAGGAACTGATTCAGGGTATCGACCCGGCGCTGAATGACCCCACAACAAACATCTTCATCGAATCCAGCCCACGTATCAAGGGCGGGTACTTTCACAGGTTCTACAAGCTTGGGAAAGATCCAGAATCCGGGTGGACTTCGCGCTTCTGGCCGTGGTTCCTGCATGACGAATACCAGGTTCCGCTGGACTCAGAAGCGCAGCGCATCAAGATAGAGGAATCACTGAGCGCTGAAGAACAGAAGTTGATTGAGTTCGTGCGCAAAGAATGGGCGTTGGAGTTAAGCATGGAGCAAATCCGCTGGCGTAGGCGCACCAAAGCATCGCCAACACTGGCCACCAAAGGCCCGCAGGCGTTCAGACAGGAATATCCTGAGAATGACGAGGACTGTTTTGAATCCGCCGGGTCTGCGATCTTCGTTGACCCAGACCATGACCTGAAGGTGCTGACCTGTCAGGAGCGCGAGGCCATCCCGGGGCATATTCACAGCATCGGCGTGGACGTGGCTGATGGAGCTGGCGGGGACTACAGCGTGATCACCGTGATTGATGCTGAGACCCGTGAGCAGATTTATCAATGGCGCTCGAACTATGTGAGCAGCACTGATCTACACCTGCACGCTTACGACGCGTGGAAGCGATACCCGGGCGCGGTGTTCATTGAGACCAACGGAATAGGCCGTGCCACTATTGCCAAGGCCAGATCAGATATGACGCTTGTGACCAATCCAGAGGGCGAGACCGTGCCGCTCTGCACCGATTGGGATGAGTTTGTTCACGCTGGCCATAACACCTACGACGGGATGCCGACACTTAGTGAAAAATCGACAACCATTTATCTAATGCGTGGCGCGATTGTTGAAGCGGTTGAATTTTACACCGATCCGTTGAATAAACAAGATTCTGTGGTAGGATTAAGGATAGGCTCTCAAACGATTATCGACGAGTTTGATGAATTTCAAAACCTCGGCGGCAACAAGATGGGCGCCCCGGCAGGGTGTCATGATGACTGCATCATGTCTCTATCTGTGGCTTTTAAGGGATTATCGGAAGTCTTTGACTATAAAAAGGCTTTTAACAAAAGGTTTCTGAATGACTGACAATACACCAACTTATATCACTTCAGCCCGTGCAAACGCGCTGGATTTTGAGCTATCGTCATCACTGGAGCGTCGAAACTTTCACTTGTTGTCAAACCATCTGACAGAAGAAGATATGCATGAAGCGCCCAAGCGCGGGCGCAGCAAAAAGGCCGCAGACACACAAGCCCCGGCATCTCAGGAGTATTACAGCACCAGTGAAATGCCGCTGGCCATCAAGCCCCGCTATCCCCTGACAGCGCTTGAACTTGTGATCGATGAGTGTCCCGAACTTTCCCGCACCATCAAAGGCCACGTGGCCGCCACCGCCGGCAACGGGTTCAAGCTTGTGCCGCTGGTGGACAGTTCAAAACTTGACCCTGTTAAAGACGTGGCCATGATTGAGGCCATCAAGCAAGAGAAAGACGAACTTGACGCATTCCTACGTTACATCTGCCCCACACGCTCAGCTTCTGACGTGATGAGCCTGGTATTCGAATCCCGCCGTCGTTATGGGTTTGGAGCGCTGGAAATCCTGCGCAATGCCGTTGGTCAGGTGGTGGGCGTGAACCCAATCGAGGACACCAAGACCCTGCGCCCCTGCGTGTATGACGAGGAAGTGATCGAGTACGAGCGCAATATCCGGGTGGGCAACACAACCTATATCCAGACAGAGCCGCGCCGGTTCCGCCGCTTCGTTCAGGAGATCATTCCCCGCAGACTGGGCGCAACCTCTGCCCGCAAGAAAATATACTTCAAAGAGTTCGGCGATCTGAGACAGGTCAGCCGTGTGACTGGTGAGATCTTCCCTGCTGACGCGACGCTGCCCGCAGACTTCAAGCCCGCCACAGAAATTCTGTGGATGCCCATTGTGACAACTGGTGACGAATTCCCGATGCCAGAATGGTTGCCGGGTTTGCCTGACGTGCTGGCCAGCCGTGCGATCCGCATCTGCAATCTGGATGTGCTCGACAACGGCGGTACGCCACCGCTGGCCATCATCATCGAAGGCGCAGACAATCCCAAGCTGGCGCAACAAATCCGCGATCAGTTGAAACAGTTAAAAGGACAGGGTTCACGCTCAAAGGCCGTGATCATTCAGGTTGAGGCCATGGTCGCCGGTTCAGGCACAGCTAAAGAAGTCGTCAGCCCCAAGGTTAAGATTGAAGACCTGTCCAAGATCATGACAACTGAAGGCATGTTTATTAAATACCTGGAATGGCTCGACAAGAGTATTACCAGCCTGTTCAGACTGCCTCAGATCCTGATCGGAAAAGTAGATTCCACCCTGAACCGTGCCACCGCGCAAGAGGCGATCAGCATCGCAGAACAGACCGTATTACAGCCTGAGCGTCAGGCTGTTGAGGACGTGATTAATAACACTCTGTTTCCTGAGATCTGCCTGTTCAGCCGTCGCCCGGTTGATGACCGTGGGGTGAAATACTGGAAGTTTGCATTCAATAACTTCAGTGTCGACCGCACAGACGCGGCTGTACAACTGCTAAACGTGGCAAAAGACGACCTGAGCCTGAATGAGCGCCGGTCTATCCTTGATTCCGTGCTTCCGGGTGAATACGAGGCCTTTGAAAACGACGCTGCCAACCTTCCCCCCGCTCTGACCGGGCTGGGCGTTGAACCGTTCCCCGCTGACAGTGCTATTACACAATCATTAAAAGATCAAATTTCTCAGAAAATCGGCAAGTCTGTTGATTTTGTGGGAATAATTGATCTGTAAACGATTATTATGTCAACAGATTTTCCAACAAAAGGCGATGATTTGAAAATTTCATTGCGTAATAGTCAATATCCACAATTTGACAGGTCTTGGGCTGAGAGGCTAAAATCAGAGCATCCTGAGATATGGCGCGCAGGCGGCAATATTCGTGGCAACACAGCGTTTTTACTGTGGGGCCGTGCGCGCGAAGGCTCAGAAACAGAATCAGTACTGGCATGGATCCGTGAGCGTGAAGCGTGGGCGGCACGGCACTTTGAGGACTTTCGCCTTGCTGGCGTGGTCGCTCAGATAAAATGGGGAGTCATCGGCTCCCGTGGTGAGGCGTATATGAAAAACTTGATAAACGAAAAAATCGAAAGCATGACCGTAAAAAGTTTACTGTCAGAAATAGACGCGCATACTGTTGAAAGCCTGCGCAATGGTGAACTGCCCAGCCTGCCAGAGATCACAGACCTGAAAGCTTACATGGCCGGATTTGTTCAACGCAATCTGGCTGAAATCAAAATGCCTGAAGTAAAAGGTATTGAAAAGGCTGCGTTTCAACCGATTCAGATCGATAAGGCCGCCGCTGATTTTCAGGGCTTCGTGATCGGCATTGTACTTGAACCAGGTAATCCAGAGCACCGAGATTTACACGATCAGTGGATGAGCAAAGAAGAAATCATGAAAGCCTGCCTGCACTGGTCAACCTATTTTCAGCGCGTCGGGATTCAACACACCGAATGGGCGGAACAGCAGGGCGTTCAGCACCCTGACTTCGTTTGCGTCTGGAACTGGATAGAATACGGCTGTCCCACAATCGGTGGGTACGAAGTCAAACCCGGGACATGGCTGCAAGCGTATCAGGCCGTGTCCGAGCGCGGCATGCAAATGCTGAAGAACTACGAGATCAATGGGCTGTCCCCCGGTGGAATGGGTACGGTCTGGAGAAGCACGATGGAGGAGTCACACGATGGCTATTGAACCAATCCCCGGAGAGCTGGCAGACTACAAAGTAGACGAAGTTTCACTGGTAGACTGGCCCGCCAACGGTCGTAAATTTCTGCTCAGAAAATCCCTGACAGAAAGTCAAAAGCAAGAACTGAAAGCCGCCGGTGTTGAATTGCCTGAAGAAGAAAGTTTCTTTCAGTCATTTCGTAAAGCACTGGCTTCTGACGTTTTAACCATGATTAAACAATTTCTGGCCCCTGCGGCCAATCAGAAAGGTGAAGATATGTCCGAAACCAACGTGGCCGCAGAAGTGGCTAAAGAGATCCTGCCGGAAGACATGCAGATGCTCAGCGATATGGTTGATATTAAAATCGCTGACGCACTGGCTCCGATTCTTGAGCGTCTGGCTCTGCTTGAAGCTGAAGAAATGGAACCCGAAATGCCGGAGGAAATGCCCGCAGAAATGCCTGAGCCTACTCCCGAAGAAGATATGGCCTGCAAACCCAAGAAATCTGAAGAAGTGGACGAGCTTAAATCTCTCATGCTTCAGATCGGCAAAGCACAGGCCGAACAGGCCAAAATGCTTGAGAAAATGTTAAATACCCGCCCTGCCGGTCATGCCGAGCGCGGCGCTTCCCATGCCCCCCAGTCACAGCGTAAAAGCGTCTGGTCTGGTTCCGTGTTCGAGCAAATCGCAAAATCAGCCTATTAA